TACGACTGCCGCTGCACGGCTAGTGCAGCTCGCTCAGGGAGCCAAGAGTGAGTACGTACAGCTGGAAGCGAGCAAAGACATTCTGGACCGGGCTGGGTTCAAGGCTCCCGAGCGACACATGCACATGCACGCTGGCGACATTACGGTGTCAATCGATCTGAGCTAGTGGGGTAGCCCCAAAAACTGCACTGTGTCCCCCTCGACCCCGTCCTTCTCTCTTGCAATTTCCATCAGAACTCTGTAGCATATATGCACCATGAAAGCATTAGCTACCATTACATTATGTTTCTTTCTTTTTGTTTCTGCTGGCCTGTATCGCCTTGACCAACTGAACAAGATACCTGTCGATGTAGACAATTACTCAACTTATAATCTTATAGAGATATATATTCTGGGTGTGGTTATGTCTGCGTTTGCATATCCTGTGTATCCAGAGATTGCTATTGAACACATGGCTTTGTATTCGGAGGACAAGCCATCGCGTCATAGCAATTTTTTTATGTCATCAAAGGTCGTTCAAAAGGCTGTAGATAATTACAGCAAGCCTGTGATGTTGGTCTGGCATGCGGATAGTTATATGTTTGGCAATCCTGAAGCTAGGGTTGCATTGGCATTGAATGGTGCTGTTCTTAGCAAAACCAAGGATGAGATACGCATCGATGTGCCGATTAAGTATCCACGCAACTCATTAGTTAAGTTGTTGCCAATGGTTGAGGTGCAGGAAGGTTTGTTCTGGGTGTTGCAACAAAAGGGTTGGTATCACACTGGCACAATGACTTGGACACATCCTATTTAGCTATTGTACGTTGACAACTTCAATAAAATTTTTGTAGTTGTAGAGTTATGTATACCTATTCGCAAATCTTAAATGCATTAGATTCTGTTATTGCGTCTGGCACAAAGCGTGGCGCTATTCCTGAACACGCTTCTTTTTACTTTCGTGGCATCCTTAACTCTGTAAATCCAGCAATGGTTGATGGTAATACTCGCCTTATTACAGAGAATGAAGTGTCTGGCGAGTTTCTTGAGATGATGCGCCTTGTTGCTAATAAGTACGCTAGTGACTTAGAGGAGGGGCAGGTTCGAGAGATTGGCTATGCTCATGTCCGTAAAGCTGTTGGAGATCGCGGCGATTACTGGCAAAACTTTGAAGTTGATAGCATGGCTGATGTTGTGAACAACTCTCTTGGCAAATTTAGAATCAAGATGGTTGATGGGCAGCGCATTGTAGATTATGACAAATATGATTTTCCTGATGAACTTGCTGGTAAAATTTTGCAGGAAGAAGGTCGTGAAGCTACAGCCATGGATTACATCAATGAAGCTGTAGACATTGCCACTAATGATTCAAAGTATAATTCTTTTAATGAAAAAATGCATCGCATGGGTCATTTGATTGGTGAGGTAATGATGCCCGAAGATGACCCAAATGTATTAAAAGTTCGTATTGCTATACCTGATGAGCCACAAGTTGTTGATATAGACTTCGATGATGAGCCAGAGCCAGAGGCTACTGACTTTGTTATGGAAGGGCCGATGACAAACAAGCGCAAACAGATATGGGATAAATTTACAAATATATTTGTTGGTGAGGCACAAGCAGCCGAACCGTCTATGGTGTTGCCAATCTCAAAGCCTCAAACGCAAGAGCAGATGGCAATGCCAAAATCTCGTGAGCAAATGCAAACTGATATGCAAAACAGACAGCTTGCAATGAGCATAGATGCAGAGAGTGCGTAATGGAAAACAAGCCAAGAATTAGCATTGCAAAAGCATTACAGGTTATGTTTCGCAATGTGCCAGAAAAACAAGGGCCACCTTCTTTATCAACATTAAAAACAGATGCAAAAAATGTTGCAACTGTTATAGGCAAGAAAAAAGATTCGACTGTCATTGATGAGGTTTCTTTGCTGTCAAGACGTTTGAAGAAACGTGGAATGTCAAAAAACCCAAAACAATTAGCGTATTCTTTATTAGGTGATGTTCCCTCAAGTAAAGTAAGTCAAGAGAACAAAGGTGGGTTAAGCATATCACGCGCAATAAGAAGTATGATTCAAGGTTATTAAATGCCAAAGTCGCCAGCATGGACAAGGAAAGCAGGACAGAACCCCAAAGGTGGGCTGAACGCCAAAGGTCGCGCCTCCTACAGAACCAAGTCCGGCAAAAAAGGCAACTTGAAAGCGCCAGTAAAAGGCGCACCCAAAACACCAGAACAGGTTAGACGTAAAGGCAGCTTCCTTGTACGGATGGGATCTGCCAAAGGGCCGCTTAAAGATGCTAAAGGCAGACCCACTCGTTTGAAGCTATCTCTTATTGCGTGGGGTCATCGTGGTGATAAGGCCTCTGCGGTAGCCAAGGGTCGGCGGCTGCTGGCTCGTTACAAGAAGATGAAAGAGCGAAAGAAGAGGAAAGCCTGATGTTTGGCAAAATATTAAAAACACCTGAAGCTAGTCTTGCGTTTAGAATGATGAAGGCGGTATCGCCTCAACAAAAAGCAAAAACACAAACTCAAGCTCAAAAGAAAAAGAAAAAACCTGCCGCAGGTCGTGGTGGTGTTCGTGCCAGACGCGGTGGCGCTGGCAAAAGAAGTTTATTAGACGTTAGTTAAGGAGATTGCTATGCCTATGGGAAAGGGAACTTATGGATCAAAGGTTGGTCGCCCTAAAAAGAAATCAATGCTTACTGCAAAACAAAAGACTTTGCCAGAAGCATTGAAGAAGAAGATTATGAAGTCAAAAATGAGTAAGGCCTAACTATGGCAGTCAATGCAGCTGGCAACTATACAAAGCCGGGTATGCGTAAACGTCTTTTCGAGCGTATAAAGGCTGGTGGCAAAGGCGGCAAGCCGGGCCAGTGGTCTGCTCGAAAAGCGCAGATGCTTGCATTGCAATATAAAAAACGTGGTGGGGGTTATACTTCCTAATGGCACTTTCTGCTTCACAGAAATCGCTTCGAGCATGGACACGCCAGAAGTGGCGCACTAAATCTGGTAAGCCATCCACTCAAGGTTCTGAAGCTACAGGCGAAAGGTATCTTCCGGCTGCCGCTATCAAAGCCATGAGCAGCGCACAATATGCCGCTAGTAGCAAAAAGAAGCGTGAAGATACTGCCAAAGGAAAACAGTTTTCAAAACAGCCCAAAGCTGCAAGACGCATAGCCAAGAGGTTTAGATGAGTTTTCTTCATACACTGAAGGTAGAAGAACGTGAAGTTTTGCGTAAAGTGGTGAAGAAAGTCCACCTTGTTCACCATCCTGAAGAGTTTTGTACAGACTATGAAGCAGATAAAGTCATAGCTTCTATAGGGCCGGAAACTATCGAACGTATGATAAAGTTTGGCAGGGATCAAAAGGTTGACCAAGTTTAAGTACAAACCAGATGGTGATGTTCTTAAATCATTTATGAAAGATGACAGCTTCTTTCGTGGCCTACGTGGGCCAGTAGGCTCTGGTAAATCTGTTAGTTGTTGCGTTGAAATATTCCGCAGAGCCTTACAGCAACAAAAAGGACAAGATGGCAAACGGCGCAGCCGCTGGGCTATCATCCGTAATACTAATCCACAGCTAAGAACAACCACTATCAAGACATGGCTTGACTGGTTTCCCGAAGCTGAATGGGGAAAGTTCTTATGGTCAGTTCCATATACACACTGGATTAAGCAGGGTGATCTGGAACTTGAAGTAATCTTCCTAGCCCTCGACCGTCCAGAAGATGTTAAAAAATTACTCTCCCTAGAGCTGACTGGCATCTGGATCAACGAGGCTAGGGAGATACCCAAGTCTATTATTGATGCATGTACTATGCGTGTAGGTCGTTATCCTTCTATGAAAGATGGCGGTTGCACATGGACAGGTGTAATTGCAGATACTAATGCCCCAGAAGAAGATCATTGGTGGCCCATTATGTCAGGTGAAGTACCAATACCAGATCATATTCCGAAAGAAGAAGCCAAGATGCTGGTCAAGCCGGACAACTGGTTGTTCTTTACTCAGCCATCTGGAATGGTTGAAAACAAGGATCAGGATGGCAATGTGCTTGAGTATTTGCCTAATGACGCAGCTGAAAACAAAAACAACATGCGTACTGATTACTATCCAAACATTGTTCAAGGTAAAACAAAAAGTTGGATAGATGTCTATGTAATGAACAAGTTAGGTGCAATACAGGATGGTAAGCCTGTATATCCAATGTTTGCACCAGATGTTCATATTGCAAAAGAGGAAATACCAACCGCATCAGGTATGCCTGTCTTTATAGGCGTTGACTTTGGACTTACACCAGCTGCTGTGTTTGGACAAAAGGTTCGAGGCAGATGGCTTATACTGCAAGAAGTTGTTGCGTTTGATATGGGTATTGTAAAGTTTAGCGAGGTGCTTCGTATTGAAATAGCATCTCGTTACGCTGATTGTGAAATAAATATAATTGGAGATCCAGCTGGCGACTTTCGCGCACAAACTGATGAATCAACACCGTTTCAGATACTGCGTGGCTGTGGCTTGAAAGCAAGACCAGCACATTCAAATGACGTGTCATTACGCCTTGAAGCTGTCAATGCAACCCTTAATAGAATGGTTGAAGGACAGTCAGGCTTCCTAATTGATCCAAGATGCCGTACACTCATCAAAGGTTTTGAAGGTGGGTATCAGTACAAACGTATGCAGGTATCTGGTGAAAGGTTTGACGATAAGCCTGAAAAGAATCACTTTTCACATATACATGATGCATTGCAATATTTAATGATGGGTGCTGGTGAAGGTAGAAATATCTTGTCAAATATACCAAATATTTCTAAACCTTTTCAGGCAAAGATGGAATTTGACGTATTTACTAGGAAGCCAAAACAAAAGCGTCAAAGCCTTTGGGCAAGAATGTAAGGAGTAAGATATGTGTACGTCATCTGTATTTAAACCAATTGTTAAATTAACTCGCGGTTTACTTGGTATTGAGAAACCAAAAGCGCCACCAGAATCAGAAGAAGCTGTAGAGGCTCGTAGATTACGAAAAGAAATGATGGCTTCTGAAGAAGAGAAACAAAAACAAGAACGCCAGAAAAGATTACAAGATCAGATTCGCCAAGCAAGACGCGGCGGAACTGGTAAACGCTCACTGATTACAGGACAGGGTGGCGGTATTGGCTACTTTGATGAGACGGTCTAATGGAAAAATCAGCACTCAGAATGTTAGAAAAGTTTCAAAAAGCAAAAACTAACAGGGTGCTTTTTGAATCATTATTTGAAGAATGTTATGAATATGCAATGCCTATGCGTCAGAGTTTCTATTATGAATCTCCGGGGCAGCGTAGAGATGATAAGATCTTTGATGAAACAGCTGTTGTTGGTGTGCAGGAGTTTGCATCACGTTTGCAATCTGGCCTTGTCCCCAACTTTGCACGATGGGCTGACTTACTTGCTGGTAGTGAAGTGCCAGATCAGAATCAAGATGACATTAATAATAGCTTAGATCAGGTGACGGATTATGTCTTTGAGATTATACAAAACTCTAACTTTGGGCAGGAAGTACATGAATCGTTTATGGACTTGGCTGTTGGCACAGGCATCTTGCTTGTGGAAGAAGGTGATGCAGTTAATCCAGTTCGTTTCAATGCGATTCCATTACCGAGTGTATATCTTGATACAGGCCCGGATGATAAAATTGACCATGTATATAGGCAGCGTTCTCTCAAGTATGAAGAGATCCCTATCGCTTATCCAAAGGCAGAGATTGGAGAAAAAACGCAAAGGTCAATAGCATCTAATCCAGATGCAAAGGTTGAAGTTGTGGAGATTGTATGCCGCAACTATTCAAAACCAAATCAAGATTTGTTTGATTTCTTTGTAATCAATATACCTGATAAAGAGATGATTCAGCAGGATCAGTTTTCAGGCACAGGCTCTAACCCATTTGTATGTTTTCGCTGGTCTAAAGCTAGTGGTGAGATTTATGGACGCGGCCCCCTCATCAATGCATTGTCTGCAATCAAGACAACGAATCTAACGATTGAGTTAGTTCTTGAAAATGCACAGATGGCTATCTCAGGCATCTATCAGATGGATGATGATGGTATTATTAATACAGATACGATTAACCTTGTTCCCGGCACAATCATTCCAAAAGCCATGGGTTCCCAAGGTTTGCAGCCAATACGTAATGCTGGAAACTTTGATGTAGCCAATCTCGTTCTTGGCGATATGCGTAACAACATTAAACGTGCTTTATATAATGATATGCTTGGTGATCCCAATAAAACACCAGCATCAGCTACAGAAGTTGCAGAACGTATGGCAGATCTTTCCAGAAGGATTGGCTCTGCCTTTGGTCGTTTGCAAGCAGAGATGGTGCAACCAATACTCCAACGCGTTGTATATATCCTTAAAAAGCAGGGACGTATTGAGTTGCCTACTATTAATGGTAGAGAGATCAAGGTTCGATCTACATCTCCATTAGCACAAGCGCAGGCTAATCAAGATATATCTTCTATCTCAAGATACTTGCAGCTTGTTGGTGGCACGTTTGGCCCTGAAGTTCTTAATCTTCTAGTAAGCTCTGAAGATGTAGCTGTTCATTTAGCTAAGAAGTTTGGCGTTCCTGATACCCTTGTAAGAGACAAGGTTGATCGTGAGGCGCTAATACAAGCAGCGCAACAAATGCAAGCGCAACAGCAACAGCAACAGATGATGGCTAGTGAGAATGTCCAATAATAGAATTGGTATAGATAACTTTCCACGGAAAATATCTGAAGATAACGAAATCTCTCTTGATGTTAGGTCTTTGTTTAGAAGCCCTAGCGGAGAGAAGGTTTTGAAGTATCTGCGTTCTATTACGATAGAAGCAGTAACCGGGCCAGCTGCAAGTGATGCTGAACTACGGCATCTTGAAGGGCAGCGGTACATCGTAGGTCTTATTGAAAGACGTATTAAACATGCAGAAAAGGTAGATAAAAATGGATGAAGCAGACAATGTGGAGGTAGCAGAGGCTACAGAAGCACCTGTATCCGCACGACCT